GAGGGTACATACGATGTAAAAATAGATGGCAAAGTTTGGGATATAAAATCTGCTAGTCCTGCAAGTTTTATAAGTAAATTTGGTGAATTTGGAAGTTACAATAAAATAAAAGAAGATGACCCTTTTGGATATGTTATGCAAGGTCATTTGTATAGTGAAGCTGACAATGTTCCATTTGGTGGTTGGATAGCAATTAATAAAGTTACAGGTGAATTTGCAGTATGCGAAGCACCAGAAAATCAAGAAAAGGATAGAAAAGATGTATTACAGACGGCTAGTAAAAATATTAAAGTCTTACAATCTAATAAGAAATTTAAAAAATTATTTCATGAAATACAAGAAACATATATTCCTAAATCGGGAAAACAAAAAGGAACACGAATAGAAACAGGAAATACTGTATTAGAAAGTATTTGTGGCTATTGTGGTTTTAGAAAACACTGTTGGCCGAAAGCAGAATTACATGAAAAAGTGACATCTAAGGCAAAGTCAAAACCTTTAGTGTGGTATAATAAATTAAAAAATGTTGAGGTTAGAAATTTATGAATGTATTGTGGCTGACATCCCCCTTTAAAAAAGAAGATATGTTGACAAATAATGACACTGTTTGGGTATATACAGAAAATATGTTTAGAGAAGGTGGAGGAGAGGAAGTAGAATGGATGCGAAATAATGACAATTGTCATGCAATTATAACTCGTGAATCAATAGGAAAGGATGGATATTTTAGAGAAGATAACATAGTTAAAACGACAAGATGTATTAAAAATCAATTTGATTCTTTATACTTACGATTAAAACAAGGTAAACTTGTAATTATACCCTCTACAGATATAAATGAAGCTATACTAGAACTCGAAAAACACGCCCCTACTTTAGCTATTGTTTTTAACAAATGTTTAGAAACAATTAATAGATTTAAGATGACAACTATTATATGAAGAGAAAGGGCTTTCGTTCAGAATTTGAAAGAGGGTTTGCTCATTGGTTAATAAAAAATGGAATTACATATGAATATGAGTTACAGTATATTGAATATCAACCTAAAATTAAAAGGTATACTCCAGATTTTTATTTACCTAAACAAAATATATTTATAGAAACTAAAGGATTTTTTGATTTAGCAGATAGACAAAAACATTTACTTGTTAAAGAACAAAATTCAGAATTTGATATACGATTTTTATTCGTAAATGCAAAAAATAAACTTAATAAATCAAGTAAAACAACATATGGAGGATGGTGTGATAAAAACAAAATACTTTGGGCAGAACAAAGGATGCCTAAAAATTGGTTGAAATAAATAAACTTTTAGATGAAACAGAAAAACTATCTTTATTACCAGATAGATTTTATCTTATATTAAGACCTGTAGAAGATAAAACAGGTGGATTTGACATGATGGCTTATGACACAACTAACCCTAGAAAACCCGTTAGTACTGCTTACTATGTTTTAAAAGGGGTTATGGAAATGATGGATACTGATTTAGAAAGACTTATTTCATTAGGTCAAATGGCTGTTATGGATAAAATGATTGAAATACAAAATAAGGGTGAACCACAGACAATGGATAGTATTGATGATGAAGAAGTAACAAAAGTTGACATAGGAAAAAAACACTGATGAAATCTATTGTAAAAGAAAATAATTCAAAAAGTATAAAAAAATTAAAAGAAAGTGATTTTTCTGTTACCCAGTTTAGTAAAGACTTTAAGTATGGAAAGAAACATGAAAAGCTTGTAATGAAATCCCGTGAGGATTATGAGTTAAAAACTGACAGATTAGCTCATACAACAGGTAATGCATTTGTAGAAATTGAGTCAAGAAAGAAAGAAAGTGGTATAATAACAAGTAAATCTAGCATTTGGATTTTCAAGATTGTGGACAAAAATGATAAACATCTATTTTCCATTGAGATTCCTCTTGACAGATTGCGTGATAAGGTGTATAATAGTACTTACCGCATTGTTAGAGGAGGAGATAATTTGACATCTAGAGGGTATCTAATTCCTTTACAAGATTTAATATCTATATGAAAACAAAAGAAATTTTAGAGGAAGCTACCAAATTAGCTATCGGACAACGACAAGTGGATTATGGTGACAAAACAGAAAATCATCGTAATATAGCTCGATTATGGTCAGCTTATTTAGGATATACCATATCTCCCCATGATGTAGCTATACTTATGTGCCTATTAAAAGTAGCAAGAACTAAATTAGGGGCTGTAAGTAAGGATACCTACATGGATATGTCCGCTTACAGTGCTATAGCAGGTGAAATTAAACTTAATGAGCCAAAGGAAGAATCAAGAGGAGAAATAAAAGGGAGAGAAACGGAAGAATACATAAGAAGTTTGAATAGAGATGACAGATAAAAAAGATGAATTAAAAGTAAAGTTTTTACCTTTAGCAAATTCCTATTTAATGGCGGCATTAGTGCCACAAAGAATGGTAGATTCACTAAATGAGTATTTAGATAAGTTACAAGAAGATAAAAACAGAAAATCACACGCAAAAAGTTTGGTTGGACAGATTAAGAGGGGCCAACAACTTAGCATAAAAGCGGCAGACCCTAAAGTTAAGGAATTTGCGGAATGGTGCTGTACTTTATCTTTAGGTTATATAGACTTATTTTCGAAAGCAACAGGAACAGGATTTTCAAAACTAGCGGCGGAAGTAAATGAAATATGGTCTGTTCATTCTTACGAGGGTGATTATAATCCTATTCATGCACATGGTGTTAAATCCGTCACAGGAGTTTCCTGTTCAACATGGACAAAAGTACCAAAACAAATAGAAGATGTACCGGGCGAAGTAGTAAATAACTTATTTAATGCATCCGGTAATTGTGATGGATTTATAACTTTTTATCATGGAGCTACAGGAGGTTCAAGACAAGATGCTGAATTATTAAGACCTCCCCAACACGTAACATTAAAACCATTAGTAGGAACTATATACTTTTTTCCTAGTTGGATGCAACATTCCGTTTATCCATTTTTTGGTGGAGGAGAAAGACGTACTGTAGCGGCAAATATGAATATTTGGCCGGAAGAAGTTTTAAAAGAAGCATCAAATCACAAATTTATTGAAAGAGAAAAAAAAGATGGAAAGAAAAATAGTTAGAATACAAAAATTAAATGATATTGACAAAGATGACTGGAAAATTACGTTTAATAGTAATGTATCTATTAACAAAACACATAATGATTTTTTTGAATTGGTTGAAAAAGGAATTGAAATACAAACACAAGGGGAGAGAAAAATGAATGAAAGACCTAGAGCGGAAGAAACATCCGTAATATTTGAACAAGATAGTGAAGTAAAAAAATTAGAAAAAGAAAAAGTAAAGAAATTTAGAGAGGATGTTAAGAATTTAAGTCTTTCACAATTTAATAAGAAATATCCAAAAAAAATGGGAGATACCAAGAATGTATAATGGCAGTAGCTTCAACGACAATAGCAAGTTTTGATGTAAAAATCACATCCGAGGGTTTGCTTGTTCTAGAAACAAAGCTAGCCGAAGCATCCGATTTTATGGAAGTAATGGATAAATGGAATCCCGAATACGAAAATACCCCTGTTATAGCATCCATGTTGGATTACTATGCAGGGGTATTTAATTTAATGTTAAAAGATAGTCAAAAAATGGTATCTTAGGATTGTATTTTAATAACCTTCGGTTTTTCTGATTCTGGAACTTCTCGATGATATGATATTTTAAGCATTCCATCTTCAAGTTTAGCACCATTAACAACTATATGTTCGTGTAATTTAAATTTTCTAGTGAAATTTCTACTAGCTATTCCTCTATGAATAGAGTATAATTTACTAACATTCTTATCATCTATTTTTTTACATCCGTATATAGATAGAAGATTATCTTTTACTTCTACTTTTAAGTCTTTTTCTTTAAATCCTGCTACGGCTAATTCAATAAGACCTTTATCATCCTCTTCCTTTACATTATAAGGGGGATAAGTATTAGGAGTTTTAAAAATAAAATCTGAAAAAAAATCATTATCAAATCCTAAAAAATGATTTCTTAATATGTCTAAATCGCCCATTGTTTTCTCCTTTGTAAGCGAGTTAAGTCTAGCTAACCCATCACGGCATTAGCCTATTTAGTATATATAGTGTATACTAAAAACTTTTCAATAGTTAAACTGGTTTACAACTAAATTTTTATAAAAAAATTTGTTGGTTAATTTGCTAAAGGGTTATTTGACTTTAGTTTAATTTCTTTAATCATAGCGTCCTGTACCTCATTTTCTTTCTTGACAATGGCAAGTGCTTTTTCAATTACCTGTATTGCCTCTTCAAGTGGTTTTAAATTTACAACTTTTGGAATTGTTACTATTATTCTAACAAACTCCTCACTTAATCTTTTTAATTCTTTTGATATAGGTTTTAAATCTACATCATCTGGAATGTCAAGCATGGCCATCTCTTCTCTTACTTTACCTATTTCCTTGAATACCAAGATTAAATCAACAGGCTTAATCTTGTCATCAACTTTCTTAATCCTATCTATTAAATCTATTTTATATTCATTGGTATATAAAAGAACTTTATCAAATTGTTCTCCCAGTTCCTTATCCTTATCACGTAACGGTTGTAGATTAACTAAAGGTTTCTTTTCTATCGCAGAAAGCCGTGTGTTAAACTCACCCCACGCATAAAATCCTCCTCCTATAGCCCCTATCACTCCTATTAATGCTGCATATGTGCTGAGTTTCTCAATTATTTTCATTCTTCATGGCCTCCAATTCTAATTGCAGTTGTTTAGTTTTTTCCTGTGCCTTGTATAGTTCTACTCTATGCATTTCCACAGGGTCATTCTGTGTATAACTCGCTAAAGTTATGTTCGTATAAATGTCTTTGTCATAAACGCCTAGGTCAATTTGATTAAATAAATCTAGATTTTGGTCTGTATAAATATCTTTTGACTTATAAAATTGCATTTTCTTGTAGGCGTTTAATGCAGTATTATTCTTAAAAAATATATCCTCTTTTGATAAGTTTTGAGTGTTGATTTTTGTTGCCTTCGCTATTTGTTTGGCGATGGCTTTTAATCTTTTCTTTAACTTACTTTCTACTTTTGCAACATCTGTAGCAACCCCTTTGTCGGAGTCCACGTCATCTCGTCCTTCCTGTTGTACACTGTCTTGCTCTTCACTGTCTTCTGTTTGTACTTCGGAGTCCTCAGTTCCTTTGCTATCGGATTCTTCTTCTTGTAACTCTTCTGATTCTTCTGTAGATTCATCTTGTGCTGCTTCCTGTTCTTCTAATTTTGATTCTTGTTCAAGCTCCACCGTTTCTTCTTCAGTCTCAACAATCTCTGGTGGGCTTTCTTCAATTGTTGCTGTTTCATCAAACTCTTCCTCAAACTCTTCAAAAGATTCCTCAGTAAATTCATCATTGAACTCCTCCTCGGTTATCTCTTCAAAAAACTCTTCCTGTGTCATTCCCTCATCTTCTAAGAATTGGGCAAATTCTTCTTCCATGCCGGTATTCTCTAGGAACGTATTAAAATCTTCTTCAAATTCTTCCTCGAATATTTCTTCCATAACGGAAGTTTCCGCAAATTCATTTTCAAGAAATACTTCATTAGGTATTTCTTCAAAATCTATTTCTTCAAAGTCCTCAAATATTGTGGGTGGTTCAAACTCACTTACTTCAAATTCTAGTTCATCAAAGTATGTATCCTCTTCCCAAGTATATTCTTCTTCCCAAGTATATTCTTCTTCCCAAGTATATTCTTCTTCCCAAGTATATTCCTCTTCCCATGCGTAATCATCCTGCCAAGAATCATCCCAAGTGTACTCTTCTTCTTCCCAAATTATATCATCTATTGTATTACTAATATCATCTATAATTTCTTGGGCATCCTCTTCCAAGGGATTTATATAAGTATACGCTATTTTTAATTCTACATTATCAATGTCCGGCCCACCATGATAACTTGAATTACCAAAATCATCTACATGAACTTTTACATTAATATTATAATCAGTAGAAGTATTATTACCTACAATAATGCTATCAGTATATGTCTGATAATAATTGTGACTTTCAGTAACTGTTCTTATCTGTGTTGTGTCATTGTTACTACTGTCCGTCAATGTCTGTGTCATGGTAACAGAGTCCTGACCACTCCAAAACCATATGTCATTTGACATGGTACTAGTAAATCCATTTTGGATTTCCTCAGTAGTCATATTGGTATCTTCGGACAATGTTATAGTTTGATTAACACCGCCATTATCTACTGTTGCAAGAGAACCTTTAGTTATACCGCAAGTTGTGCCCCAGTTACCGGCTGTATTTGGGTTACATTCATTACCATACATTGTATGGTGTTGTTGTGTAGACCCTTGATTAGTCCATCCGGCTGTGCTACCAGTAAAAGTTGAATTAGATAAAATATTACCTGTATCTATTGTTTCCCCAAAAGCTTTATCCCATACCATGAAAAAACTTAAAGTAATTAATACGGTAAGTACAAAAACTTCAGGAATATATTTCATTATTTATGAATATTAATAATTACTTTTTCCTGTGTTTTAGTTTCAATAGGATTAACTTCTTTTTCTTTCAGTATTTTAAGTTTCTTTTTTTCCTCTTCTATTTTTTTAGCAATCTCTTCCTGTTCTTTTTGTATTCTCTTAGCCTCTTCTTGTCTTTTTATTTCCAGTAATTCTGCATCTATTTTAGCTATAGCTTCAGCCTTCACTAAATAATCCTCATAGTCTGGTCTTAATTCTGGGTATCTATCCCACATCTCTTGGGCATCCTTACCTATCTTTCCATTCCAAGGACAAGGGGTGCCTGACATAGACATAGCCGCATGAACACGAGAATCTTGACAGAGAATAGAAACTGCCGCAACCTTCATACCGTAGTCATATAATACCTTCGAAAGTTTTATGCGTTCACAATTTAAGTCCCTAATATGTTTGCCAACAGAAGCCCCAAACCCGAGAGTGCTAATGGAGCCACTAACACCCATGCTACACACATCTTGAGACATAGAGGAGTAACTTGGGCTGTTTGCCGAGTTAACAGGTATATCTGACCCACTGGTAGTTGATGTACTTGTTGTTGTTGTTGTGTTTGTCTGCCCATCATTGTTATTTGTTGTGGTTGCCGTGTAGCCACCTGTTATATTTGTATTACTTCCGGATGTATTGCTCTGCGTATTGCTATCATTGGCAGAATCTGCTATTGCAGGTTTTGATATTACTACAATTGTAATTAATAGTAGCAATAAAAATAAATTTATCGCTACTTGTTTCATTTTTAACTCACAATTTTTTTAATATTAATTGCATTTTCTTTTCCTTTATTTTCTCCTATCTCAAATTCTATCTCTTCTCCTTCTTTTAGTGTATCAATACCCGCTTTTTCCAAAGCCGATACGTGCAAGAAGACATCCTTGCCTTCCTGTTCAATAAATCCATATCCTTTGGCTGTATTAAACCATTTAATTTTTCCTGTAGTCATTTAGTTTCCTTTTAGTTATTTTTTTTCTTCTTTTTATTTTTTTGCCTATCTTTAGCAATCATATTTTTTAATTGTTTCATGCTTTTTTCAACAACTTCAATCTTTCCCTTTATACTTTCTATTTCAATGGAGAGGTTGAAAGTTTGATTTAAATTCCACGCACCAAGACCTAAGAGGGCTGCTGCTATAATAGAAATTATCATTCGTTCCATTGCTTACTCCCATTTCATCTATTTTATTGATTTTGAATCTGTTGCCAAAGAATTAATAACTCTCTCTAATTTTAAATTAACTATTTTTTCATTGGGAACATATCTCCAAGTGTATCCTCTGTCAGAATATATACCAAATACTGTTTCAGATATCCCTATTTTCACTATAATTGCCTCATTACCATCAAGTATAACTTTATCACCCTCATTAAAAGATTTATTCATTTTAAATTTCAAACCTTTTGCTAAAGCAGTTGCAAAGTCTTTAA